ACACTTGTAGCCGTAAGATCTAATTTTGCATTTTTATAATTATTTGCCATTACGCTATAAACCACCCTGACGCTTCAGCTTTTTCAACAGCGTCATCTATACCAACACTCTGAGCAAAGTAAGCCGCCTGACGCTCTAGCTCTAGAGTATTAATTAATCTTCCCATATAACTCTGATTATATTCACCAGGAGCTTGGGGTAATCTCATAAGTATTGTAGGTGCGCTCATCTTAAACTATCCAATTTTGCGTTAAATCTAAATGTACCCATCGACCAATCATCTGTAGTTCCAGTGCTGTAAAATTTTAATGCCATCTGACGACCCCTAGCCCTAGTCGAAACTTTCTCAGTAGAACTTGTTATCGTGAACGGCCCTTTTGTGACTTCTGGGGCATTAGGATATTTTCGAGTGTTAAGGTCTACATAGAGACTTGTATCTGAAGTCATAGTAACGTCAGGAACTATTTTATCAACCATATATAAATTTTCGCCATCTTGAGTTATTTCACGCGGTGAAGATTCAACATACGCACTCATAGCAGAGCCATCTGCCGAAGTTCCTGTCTCTTGATTGTAAAGATACCCATCAGCACCAAACGCAAATGGAACTTTTCTAAACCCAGAGCTATCTAGCCAAGCCGTCCTGTCCATTGACCCTATAGACCAAGCATTCTCTAAATAATTAAACGTCACATAAGAATCTGGCTCTGGATTTAACGTGCCTGCGGAATTAGCAGTGCTTACATAAAACCAAGTAATTTCCTTAAATTTCTTGTCGTGAGCGACGATTGTCTTATCAATAAAATCTCGTTGAAGCCTGTCAAATACAAAATACTGAACTGAACATGGGATTTCTTTTACAACACCATCGTAAGTAAAGAAGTTCGTCTTGCCCATCCAAAAAACATTTCCATCAATATTAATCATAGTATTCAGGCCAGACGCACCTGCATTTGTAGCAAGTAACCTGAATGAAAATATAAATGGAGGGCCAACAAAGGTCATACCGTATATAGCCTCATCTGTAGATATAATTGTCTCTTCGCGTGAAGAAACCATAGTAACAATTTTTGTACCTATTTGAAGCCTCTGATCTCCTGCTGTGTTTAACGCAGTTGGCGCAAACTTGGTAAAGTCTTCCTGAGTAGACCACCTAACAAGCATTGGGTCAAAAGTTGGTGAGCTATATGAAGTAGCACCAGCCGCAATAAAGTGCCTGTCAGGAAAGCTGATTGTCGTAACTCTTACTTGTGCTGGTATACTTGTAGCCCCACTTTCATCAGAAATCAAACTTGCCCTAGTGGTATTTCCTGATGAAGTATCCCAATAGAACATAGCCTGACCTCGAACAGTCGCGATAAGGTCTTCACCCCAAAGGTCTAAATCCCAAGATGAGTTGTCTAAAGATATGTCAGCCTCAGATAAAGCTCTAGGAGTTCCCCATGTAGATTCACCCCAACCACCTGCACCCCAACCAAGGGCAGGAGTTGCCGATTGATAGCCTAATCCAGACGCATTCCCAATAAGATAATTAATAATAACTGAGTTCCCACCGCCAGCAGACACAGTAGATGTCGCCTCTGTCGGGGAAGTTATTGTGTAAGTGTTTGCATTTGGAATTGTAATTATCTGGTATCCTGTTTTTCTGTTTAAGTTTTCAGCAGTTACGCCACCCGTTGCGGCCGCACCGCTGAAGACTACGAAATCCCCTACGACAGCACCGTGTCCACTATCTGTAATTGTTATGACTGTACTTTCATCTGCCGTGGCAATTGGAGCAATAAGAACCTGTGTAACTGCCGCCCCACTGTCATGTGCGGCCGCTGATGTAGAATTAGTTCCGCGAGTACAACCAGTCAAAGTCAGGGAACTTATTCCAGTATATGTAATAATTTCAGAGCCAATAATAATTACTCCAGCAGTTTTAAAGCCAACCACACTCAGCAAGTCAATTCCAGTCTCGCTATTGTCTAACGCCTCAGTTGTTGTCGTGGCTGCATTTGTTCTGTCTCTTAGAGGAGTAATATCATAAAGTGCACTATTCTCTATAATATAAAGGTGGTTGTGAGTACCAACGGCAATTCTATCTTCACCATCAGTAATTGATCTCCAGAAAACCATTTTTCGAGCTATTCCCTGAAGTGTTGCCTCAGTGGAAGTGATCGTACCAGCAGAATCTAAAGAATTTATAGTATCTTTTTCCCAACCACCTATTTTAGATGGATAACCATTTTTAAAGCGAACTAAATTACTATCGACCCAGAACGGTCCATTTTTACCAGCAGAATATTCTGTGATGTCTTTTACTATTCCTGCTTTGAATTGAAGTAATTGCAGCGTCATTAACTAATCTCTCTCATTCTATTAACTAGCCGGTCGGCTCTATTTGTAACTTGGTTATACCAACGGCTGTCAACCATCTCATCAGCAGCTGAATTCCAATCTCTTTCATCAATGCCACGCTTCATGCCTTTAAATTTAGATAGCCGAGGCCTTCCCATATTAAACATCATGTTAGCTATTATTTCTTGAGCTTCATCTGGGAGTTCGTAAAAATCAGGATAAAGGATTTCGCAATCTAATAAAACATTCTCTAAGTCTGATTGAAAACATTGATTTATTCTTTCTTTGCTTACTGGCGTCCCTATTTCTTGCCCGTCCTCTTCATCTGATGCCAAAATTAAATGGCCTATCCCAAATGTTGGCAATCCCAAATGATCTAAATAAATCTCTTCAACTAAACCTTCGTCTGCTGAGATTTGATCTTGTAGCTGTTCTTTGTTCATTTTACTTTCCTTGCCTTATCTATAGCTCTTGAGCCAAACCAGAAAGATAGTATGGCCGCAAATATTCCTTTAGTCTCATCATCCCACAAGACGTTTATGGCTTCAGAAAAATTAGTTCCTGCTTTTAGTGCTTCCATTAGTAATGTAATTTCTATTGTAGCGAATAAAAGAAAAAACGCATACGTTATAACTGGCCTGACTGATTTTTGTAGACCTGATATAAAACCAACACCTTGATTTATACTTATATCGTGCTGAATAAGGCGATCGTGTTCGTTATCTGCACCCATCGTTTCGTACATTCTAACGTCATGGTCATAACCTGCGGCTCTTAACTCAGCCATTGTTTTCATTTTATCTAATTCGTGTTTGTTGTCTTGTTTTTTGGCAAACGCATCTGTGATGGCTGGAACAGCAGAACTTGCAAAACCTAGAACCGAACCTAATAGTGCAAACATCTTACTCTCCTATTTCATTTTTGTTTTAGATAATGCCGAACCAGTTATATAAGCCGCAACAATTCCAGTATTAGCAATTAAGAATGTAGACAGTACAGGCGAAACAGATTCCATTCTGGCTAAAGAAATTATAGGCAGTAATAACAACGCAACCCCCACAATACTAACAATCATAGAAGTTAAAGCCATCATTCGCTGAGTGTCAGCTTGCTTATCTTCGTTCTCAAGCCGAATCCAAGTAGAATGGCGATCCATTTCTGCGTCTGTGACGATCCCATCTCCGTCAGCATCAGCTACTGCGTATTTGCTATCTGACTGAAATTTCTTTGTCATTTACATTCTCCAGAGCATTGTAGCGAAAAGAACAATCATAGTACCTGCACTGCCAATGAGTATAGCCTCAATTCTCTTTATTCGCAAAATTGTTTCTTTCCACCTCTCTTCAAGTTGGACTTCTACAACTGTAACTCTCTTATCTAAGTCTGCCGCTTTCATAAAAAATCCTTTAAGATGCGGTGTAGCCGTTACCTGCTGTAATAGCATTAGTTGTAGCTGTCATAGACTCACTACCCCAATCAGATTTAGCTTTCATTAGTACAAGATGCTCAACATTTCTGTCTACTGCTGATTGTCTATCTGCGGCTATATCGTCAGCCATAGCGTTTCCAGCTATTACATCTGTAATAAGTGATATGGAGTGACCCATTGCTGTGAAGTCTTGTAGTAGTTCTGCGTCTGTTCTGTCTGCCATTTTATTTTATCCTTCTAAGGTTGTTAGACGTGCTTCTAAAGCATCGTTCTTTGCTGATAGTTCTTTGATTGCGTTTACCATTGACCAAAATATAGGGTCAGTATTTACTGATAAAATATTATTTTTAGTACGTCTGTCTATTGCCTCTGGAAATATTAATTCAAGCTCTTGAGCGATTGCAGAAGTAAACTGTTTATCTAACGGCAACCCTTCTTGTGCATCAGGAAGTTCTGCTTGCATTTCTTCATCTGATTTATAGTAGAAGTACTTAGGTTCAATTTGTTTTATTGATTCCAAGCCTTTGTTGTTTGGTATAATATCTTTTTTAATTCTTCTATCTGAAGTTTGGGCGAAAGCAGTAGCATTATTACCAGCAAATACAGGCCCATTGCCACCACTAATAAATGCAGTGCTTGCGCCTTTACCTATCATGCCGTTACTGCCTATAACAACTTCATTATCAACATCTTGGCCTGATGATCTACAAAGATAACCAACTATAGTAACATTTTCACCTGTCGTAGTAATTTGGTTACAATCTGTACCAATAGAAGTATTAAAACGTCCAGTAGTGTTAGTATTACCAGCACTTTCACCTACAGCACAATTATTAATGCCTGTAGATGTTGATTGTAACGCAAGCTGACCAACAGCAGTATTATTTCCTCCTTCAGTAATAACACCACCAGCACGTTCTCCAATAAGAGTAAGCCCTGAAGCTGTAGTTACTCCTACGCCAGCGTGTCTACCAAAAGCAGTATTAAACCCACCCGAAGTAGCCGCACTTAAAGAACTTGTTCCAACTGCGGTGCTGTAGCTTGCTGTAGTAACCGCATCTAAAGCCATAGCCCCAACAGCTACGTTTTCAGTACCCGTAGTATTTGATAGTAAAGCAAGATAACCAATAGCTGTATTGTTAGCTGCTGTGGAAGTATTACCTAAAGCATTTTGCCCAACAGCTACATTTTGCCCTCCCGTAGTTACTGCATCACCAGATAAAGCACCGATAAAAGTGTTAAGTGCGCCTGTGGTTACTGCATTGCCTGCTGAAAATCCTACAGCAACATTAAACACATCAGTAGCAGACGTAAGGTTTTGGTTTCGTAAAGCCTCATGTCCTATTGCAGTAGACTTTGACCCTTTAGTGTCAACTGTTAAAGCCCCATATCCTACAGCAACATTTTTAGTACCTTCAGTCAATGCATCACCTGATTGACCACCAATGAGGGTGTTTTGAACGCCTGTGGTTACTGCTTCTCCTGCGCCATGACCTACTGCTACATTAAACATATTAGTAGCACTAGCTGGGTTTTGGACTTGCAAAGCGGCTCGTCCTATTGCTACGCTGTTGCTTCCTAATACGTTAGTAATTAAAGAGCTAAATCCTAAAGCAGTGTTTCCACTAGCTGTAGTAACTGCTTTACCTGAATCAAATCCTATAAATGTATTCTCATCACCCGTAGTAATTGCAGTACCAGCTTCATCGCCTACAGTAACATTAAAGTTACCGCCAGCAGTGATTGAGTTACCTGCGTTAACACCTGCCCTAAAGTTAGATGTGCCTAATGAGGATGTTGATAATCCTGCTGCAGCTATTGTTCCACTAAATGTACCACCGTCTTTGGCACTCACTGCGTCAGCTACACTAAAGATGTCATACACTACCATCTCTACTGTGTCATCTGCAGATGCACCTTGTACTAATACAACGGATGTACCTGTTGTGGCTGCATAATCTGTAGCTGGAACTAAGAGTACACCATTTTGATATACGTCTAGGTACAATGTGTCAGTGTAAGCTAGTGTAATACCTGCACCATCATTGCCACTAAAGCTCGTTTGGTTTGCAGTAGCCGTGTAGATAAATCTACTACGTACTCCAAAGCCCGGTCCTCGTCCTATATATGGCATTTTATAAGCCCCCTGCTGTTAGTCGTGCTTCTAACTCTTGTATTGTTTTAACTAATAGTGG